CCAATATCCTGTGTTATAACCACCCCATGACATTATGGGAACCTAAACTTACGAACCAATACCAGTTGTTGACGAACCAGATAAGATTCTTCCAATATCTTGACCAACACCACTTGTTAATGGTGACTGAATTGCGTTATCATAGCAAATTGTTAACTGAATAGTTACTGCATCGCTTTGACCGTAATTTAACTGTTGGTAGTTTGCTGTCTTTAACCAGCAGCCGTATAGTTCCCAAGTTTCAAGTACTGCAGGAACTTGTGTACCGTTACCACCATCAAGAATTTCAATGTTAGTTTGAAACTTGTAGTCTTGACCAGCAGCAGCAGATGACTGTTCTACGAAATCTACTTGCTTTTGTAATTGCTGACCAACAGCCTTTGAAACTGAACCAGTTGCATCATCACGGATAGTAGTTGTGATATCAGTCCATGCGTGCTTACCAGCAATCTTTACAATAGAGTTGTAAATTGGTAATCCAATTTCTTGCCAGCTTACAGTTGGTCTAGCGATATCAACTACTTGCTTAGTTAATGACAAACCACCTGTTGTGTCAACTCCAAAATTAATGAAGTTAACTCTAAAGCGATATTGTAGTTTAGGCATGAGTAAGCCCTGGTTACCACCTGCGTTGTCACCAGCGACTGTCATGTTAAACAATGATTGTGAGGCTGTTGCCATTTGTAAAATCTCCTAATATATTTTATTTATCTCAAAATGAGGCCCAAATTTTGAGCCTCATTATTCTTCTCTTACTGATTACCTATCTCCCCTGTATTCAATATACGTACTGGGATATAGATAAACTCTGCTGCCTTCACAGGCTCAATTGCTACGTCTACCCACAACTCATTACGATCTATTCTTTCTGGGGTGTTATTTGATTCATCGCAAACTACCAAGTAGTCATAGATGCCTCTCTTAGCGACTAAATCAATCATTAGTGATTGAACAACGCCTGCTATACCTGCTCTTGTGATTGCGTCATTTGGTTCAAACACGAATGGTCTTCCTGCTATAGTCAACTGACGACGAACATAAGCCACAAGTCTTGATACATTAGTGCGGTCTAATGCGCTTTGAGTATTAAATGAATTTTTGTTCCCGAAATTCAATAAACCATTACCAGTAAAGAATACTAGTGGGTTAATTTGATTTTCATAACATACATCACGTATACCGATTCGTGTCTTAGTTGAAACGAACTCGCCGGTCGCTGCATCCAAGTAACCTATACTTGTTGCATTACCTATTTGACCTCTTAATGTACCTGCTGCTGCGAACCAAGGATAAGCAATAGTGTCATTACGTAAGAATGTTCTTAGCATCATAAATGATGCAGGAACAACAACATTGTTTCCTGTTAAATCAACAGCAGTACCGCTTGGATAGAACAATCCCATGTATTCATTTCTTGTTACTAATCCATCTTCGCCTGTGCTTGAAGCACCTGCTGCATTGGTTGCCCATTCTCTGATTGCTGTCGCATCTTCAGGTAAACGCAATGGTGTGTCACCGAGAATGTATCCAGTGTCATTACGTGCTTGATTTAATTCAATCATCGCTGCTTGACATTCTGGATAGTTAGGTGTTGCAATTAGATTAAAGAAATTATCTTCGTCACGAATTGCAGTATTGCTTGCTATTATAGCATTCAATGCTTCTACCACCATGTTGCGTTGTGCCTTGCGGCCCATGTAAGGTGCCCCATTTGACTGTAAGCCTGATACACTATACCAAGTACCAGTTGCCATTGGCGACCAATAAGTTGTATCGTCTGGGTCATTGCCGGTTGTTGCTGCGATACAGACATAGAATGTTGCTGAGAACAATACTCTGTCACCAGGAACATATGCTGTTGCATTATTATATGCGTCAACTAAATCACCATATGCTGAAACTGTAAAATAATTTGACTTATATTGTTTTACGTTGTTACCGCTTCTACGTGTGTTGAACAACAACATACCTGTTGGTGATAAGCCTGGATCTGGACAATCTAAATCAGTATAATCGCTTGTTAGCATTGACTTAGTTGTTGGGATCGGATCTTCAATTGGATCAACTGCACCAGTGCCGCTCCAGCGTGCGTCTTGGAATAATACACCTGACCCGCTTGTATTGTCTGAGTTATCAATTAATGCCCATTGATCTTCACCATTGACTGATTGCCAACGATTAATTAACGGATAATTATCTAGATCACTTGTGTCAATCCACAAGTCACCATAAACTAACTCTGTTCCATCACTTTGCGTAGTTGGTGCTGATGCGCTGAATTGAGGACCATTTGGATCAGTCTCATTTGTTCCACTTGGTAGTGGGAAACCATTTGAGTCAAAGTCAGGAACATTCTTGTATCCTGTCCAACCTGTTGATGTCTTTACCATGATATCAACTTGATTAGTTACTTGTGAATAGAACCAATTTTGATTTTGTGCTGGTGGATTTACAGGAGCATCATCATTTGCTTCCCATGTAAATTCTACCCAGTTACTCAATTCTGTATCAAAAGTACGTGCGGGTAAATTATCAGTAGTATTAGATAATACAACTTTTAGAACACCGCCTGAACCATCAACTGCTGTAACTTCAACTGCTAAATCATTTGCTGGTGTTGATCCACCTAGTCCTACACCATTGCCTGCATATGTTACCACATCTCCTACTGCATAACCTGTACCTGCTGATGCAATTGATTGTAGACCGTATACTTGGTAAATTCCTGCAAAAGTTATACCTAAGGTCAAGCCAGCACCTGCACCTGTAGTGCTAGTCTGTGCCGCAGTTGTGATACTGCGGTTGGTGCAAACACCAACTTTACACCCAGTATCAGACCCCGCAACTAAACCAGCAGTTGCTAAAAAGCCATTTGAAATACCTGTTGCAGAAACAATGTCGCTTATTCTAATTACACCGCCTAATGTATGCGTAAATTGTAATGCTCCGTCAACTGTAACTGATGCTATTGTATAAGGTATAGCCGCTGTAATCCAAGCATCTGCAACATCTTCTGCTGTAGAATTGTCGTTGACAGTCACAGTATATGGACCAGCATATGATGATGTATTTGGTTGTGATACATAAACTGTTAGTTGATAAGGACCACCATCAAATTCTGGATTTTCTACAGAACCAGTAACTACAGTTTGTCCAGTAGTCAAACGTTCCCAGTAATAAATCGGTCCAGTTATCGTATCGGGCGCATACTGTGCATATAATGTGTCGGCCGGGATTGCCTTACCACCGGTCGGATCTAAATCATTTATAGCAACAGCATCGTTGGTTGCTAAGTTTACTGTCTTTGAAGTCCATAGACCTGTAGTGCTATTAAACACTAACATTCTAGGAGAGAATCCTACTCCAGAATTACCGACCTTAATCCAAACTGAGCCGCTTGGACGAGGAGCATCTTGTCCTGCTTGCCATAGTGGTTGTTGTGCCGATGTACCATATTCAAAGCCAGGGCTATTATATACACCTGCAGTAATACCTAAATCCGTTAAAACGGTTCCTATGCCTGCAGTAATACTCGGTGTATCAGCACTATATAATACTAATCTTCCTGCTGAATTTACACTTGCGCTAATAGTTAGATAACCTAAATTGTTAATTGCTGTGGCGACACCGGTCACTGTATTATTTGGTGATGATGGAACAGTGATTGTAGTGGATGTACTACCACCTGCACCACCAGTTAAAGCAATCGTAAAAGTATTACCTGCTGTTAAAGTGCTTGGGGAAGCAGTTCCTACGACGATAGGAGTTGTTAATTTCCAATCTTCAGAACCAACTACAACCCAAGTATTTAAATAATTCTTGTAGAAGAATTGATTAACGCTTGATGGTGCACCTTCTAGTTGAAGTGCATTCACAGCATAACTACCTATTTGACCTAAGGTCTGTAATGGATAACCATTACTGATACTTGTGCTGTCAATAATTACTATAGGTTCTACTAATGAAAAACTACCTGTAGTAGCGTTAAATTCATAGATACCCCAATCTGTAGCAGATGTATCTAACCAATAAGAACCATTTGCTACGGCGCTAGTAGGTCTTGTTGCTGAACCCTGCAAACTTGCTAAATCAATATCTGCTCTTAAGCAGAATACACGATTTGATACTCCTAATGCTGAATATGCTGCGAATAGCCCATATTCGTTTAATTCGTAACCCTGAATAGGTGTACCGTTGTCTTGATAGAAAATTGGATTTCCGTAAAGAGTTACCAAATCACGTTGACTTGTAACTTCTTTTAGTTTACCAGCATTTGCTGATGTAGTCATTACCGCTACTGATGTATCTGTACCGCTTACTTTATTTGAAGCAGTAGCAAATACCACTAGTGGAACTGAACCTGTTGTGGCTGGTAGATATTGACTTTGATCAATAACTGTGACCGATACGCCTGGGGAAATTAGTGTTGGCATTTTTTTATTCCTACGTTATATTTTAAGGGTAACTACCCTGTTGCTTAATATTATTTATAGTATTTGGCAAAAAAAGCCACTTTAGCAAACCTTCAAAGGTTTTTGATTAAATACAACGTGAGACCTATATGTAAACAGTGTAATAAGAATTATTGTGCAGTAAACTATATCCGCAACGATGTACGTCATTATAGAAGTATATGTGACGAATGCGGTAGCAAGAAGACCAAAACTAAACCCAAACGTAAGAGTTGGGAAAAATCAGGCTATAAAAAGAAAATAGCCTGCGATAATTGCGGTTTTAAAGCAGTATATAATACACAACTAACTGTATTTCATATTGACGGAGATCTTAAAAACGCAAAGCATAGTAACTTGCGTACTATCTGTTTAAACTGTGTTGAAATTATAAAACGTAAAGATATAACTTGGAAGCGAGGGGATTTAACTGTTGATTATTAAGTCAACCTTTCTATGTAGTTCATCAATAGTTCCATTGTTTTCAACATAGTAATCGTAATCTAATCCTACGCTACTGTATTCGCTAGCGTGAACGTCATAGTCCTCTAGTACTTTTCTTGCTTCCGTGTAACCTACAGTATAGTAACCTTTGTTTAGGGCTACTGCGCTGTCATACCATTCGGGAGTAGCACCGCGCGAAACACGTATAGTGATTCCGCCCGCACGTTTAATAGATTTGAGTTCATTAGGGAAACGACAATCACTTATTACAATATCATCTTTGACAGATCGTAATTTATTTTCAATACTAGCAATCCAAATATCATCATGAAATGCTCTACGACCTACCTCGGTTCCCCATTGTTGTAATACCCAGCGTGGAGTTAGATGTGCTATATCAAGTCGTTCTGCCCACCACGGATCAATCGTGTCACGCCATTCACGGCTATACTTTGTTGTACCCTCAAGTAATTCACGATCCCAACCAAAAATGCTGGCTATGGCATCCTTAAGAGGTTCTGCATAACTCATGCGACGAAACCCTTTGAATGTGATTAGATAATCGGCAATAGTATCTTTGCCGCTGCCTATGAAGCCTGCTACACCTACGATCATATGTTGATTATAACAAGAGTAAAAAGTGAAATCAACCCTGTATCCAAGTTAACGGCTGACTGTAATCTTGATAACGGCGTAAATCTTCAAGCAATCTTTCCATATCTGCTTTACCTTCTGCTTTCAATGCAGTTCCATTTAATGATGTACCGCCGCCTGGACCTGCGATTGTAGCAAATTTTTCACGCGCCTCGCCGATGATCATTTTTAATTGCGAGAAGATAAAATCGTTTATCCAAATTCCAATACCCGGATCCTGCAATAATTCAGATTCTGGGCGCTGAACGTCTGCCCAAATCAATACGCGCTCACCAGTACCTTTAAAGTCACGTACAACTTTTAATATTTTGGTGACTGGGTTAAATGTGTATGTAACATAACCACCAAACATACGCGCTGCTAATTCTACATAACCTGCATAGAAATCATATGTTGCCATACCACCGGTATAATTATAGTTTAACAGATATGTGTTAAGAATCGCACTTGAGAATGGGTCGAATGATGTTGAACTAGGTCCAGTCTCAAGGCCTACAGTTCTACGAAAGATAGCACGAACGTTTACAAACTCACTAGGAAGAGTATATGTATCAACGTTCTTAATAATTGTCATTAGTGTATAACTTTCTATGTTAGCATTTTGGGCACGTTGACGGTAAACTTTTATAGCATAATCGTATGATGCTTCATAGTGTTGAGGATCTAATTCTATATCTATAATATCGCCACCTAAGCGTAGTCTTAGGTTGTTAAACATCTGCTCTTTAAGTTCTTGTAAAGAAAGATTTGTAGGTACTGAAAGTGGATCGTTTGCCATAAAGATTCCCGATAATATATTATTTATCGGGAATAAGTTTAGATATTAAAGATCGTTTACTTTACGATTTTCACTATAAAATACATCAAATTTGCCGCCCGGATATCGTGCTTCAAGTTTCTTGACATTCTCAGCAACAACATCATTAGGATCTAATCCAAGTGAGCGACAAGCATTGATCCAGTACCACATGATATCCCCTAATTCCCTCTTCATATGAAATAGTGTTTCTTCACTAAGTGGCTTACCCTGAAACACACACTTTTTTACGATCTCTTGAAACTCACCGGTCTCACTGCCAAGACCAATAGCACCACAAAGCAATAGTGGTACATTGACATTTGGACCATGGATGTATTCACCATCTGGACCATATGCTTCATAGTTGCCATCAAGACGATCAAGACGATTCATAAACTCAGTAAGGTCCTGACTTTGGACACTTGTGACAGCCTCTACAAAATCCTTATACTTATTCAAATCTACCTGACTCATACTAATTCCTCAAACATTTTTTTACGACCTTCTTCTCCCAATACAGCATCAAAAATCTCTCTTGTGCGTTGCATCATAGCACATGCCAACATTAACTGATCATTACGATCATTAGTTGAAAGTATAGCGGTGTCTATAATTTGCATCATTGTTCCCATTCTTTGTTCGATGGGATGAAATTCATATTTACTCATTAGAATGCCCTCAATATAATCATGTTAGCATTGAAGCGTCCATTAGGTGCAACACTCACAGCCTTGATGCTATCAAAGAATTTACGTGCTGCCGGCTTGCTACCCATAATCACTTTGATTTGTTCTTCGGGCTTACGCAATGTTTTGATCTGCGATTCCTTAGTACAAAACCCAAGCACTGTATTGCCCTTGACACCAATGCTCTTAGTATACTCGTCAGCAACGTAGTGATGAAGTTTGCGCTTCTTGGTGTCATAGACCCAAGCCTCACTACAGCCATGCAACTTAGTTGGGCTAATGCTAGTCAGTTCTAATTTCTCAAGTTTAAAAGTCTTAAGGTACTTGAGACGACGAACGACTTTCTCAACCGGTACAGGCTTCTTAGCACGGGGCTTCTTACCTGCTTTCTTCATACCGATATATGCGTTAAGATCGGCGATGACCGTCTCAATAGTGCTAACGATATTACGCAACTGAATCTTGCCAAAACGCTCATAGGCTTCGTTCAATTGCTCATCTTTACCTGACATAACTTCGTTATATTCGTCAAGTTTAGTCTGCCAAGCATCAATGAGAATTGGGACGTGCTGCGGCAATATGTTGCTTTGAGACAACACATCAATTGCTTTAATGCCGTCCTTACCAGCACCATTCTTTAAATAATCGTCCCACAATCCCTCAAGTTCGCCACCAAGATTCAGAGTACGCTCACGCATGATCTCCTGCACATTGGGGCGATTAGACACAACAGGACCGTCTGTAGTGTCCTCAGGCTGAGTCAGTGCGATGAGACGATTGACCTCATCCTGCAACTTAGTAAGAGTGTCATTGTCAACTACGCTACCGCGAACGATGCATCGTGCTAGCCAGCCATATGTGGGCTTGACATGACGCTCATTGACACGGCGTAGCGTTTTTGCAACTTGTTGCTTTCCTGCAACTTCAAGATACTGTGCGATAAACTCACGGGCGTCCTTCTTGTCATAGAAGTGATTGTACCACCCAAATGCTTTTGCGAGGTCCCACGTAGTACTGACCGACTCATAATCAAATTTGGGTTCAGGCCCAATGTACTTTGCGTCAGGGTCGCGAGGATGCAACTCTTTAATATCCTTTGATTTAGACATAACCTGCTCCGTTAGTATTACTTAACTATACAATTTTACTAAATTAAAAGGGTAAAGTCAAGTCCTTTGTAAGTCATTGTTTTTACACTAAATACTTATATGCCAAAACTATCGCTATATAGCCCTACTAAACAAAATGACTATAGATATTTGGATAGAACCATATCTGAGACGTTAACAGTAGGCGGTACTGATTTATACATACACAAGTTTTTAGGCCCGGAAGCACAAACTCCTAGCCCAGATTATACTCAACCTCAGTATATCAGTCCAGAGCCAACTCAAATACAAGATTTACTATTTTTAGAAAATCGTGATCGCAAATATGATCCTAACATTTATAGATTGAGAGGTCAATATAACGTACAGAATTTAGATTTTGATTTAAGTCAGTTTGGATTATTTCTTAATAACGATATTATTTTCATTGTTGTTCACTACAATGATATGATTGATATTATAGGTCGTAAACTCATGGTAGGGGATGTATTAGACTACCCCACTTACTAGATTATAATCCATTAAAAGAAACCATACCAGTCGCGCTTAAAAGATTTTATCAAATCACAGACGCCAACTTTGCCAGCGAAGGATTTAGTCAGACTTGGTATCCACACTTATGGCGTATCAAATGTGAACCACTTGTAGACAGTCAAGAATTTAGCAACATACTTAAAGAACCAATCGATACAGATAATTATTTAGGTGATTGGGAGAAAGATAAAGTTTATCCTCCTGGCTATGTTGTAAGTTTCGGTGACAAAAATTATATTAGTAAAATTGAAGTACCGGCAGGAATCAAACCACCTGATCCGACTTATTGGGAACTAGATCCCAATCAAAATCTCAAAGATATACTTGCTACATACAACAAGAATATTGAAATTAATAATGCTCAACTTGATGAAGCAAAAAGAATATTGCCTAAAGCAGGTTATGATAATAGCAAGATGTATGTGGTACCAACCTACGGCGTATTTGCTAATAATAATCAGCCGTCAGGTCAGTTGAATCAACCTGCTCCGCCTTATAATGTAGTGACTTATAGCGGCGGTGCGCCAAGTACAGTTTCCGGCACCGTTGTTTATATGCGTAATCACAAATATAAAAATCCAAGTGTCGGTATTAGAATTTCTAAGGATGTAATAAAAAGTATTTGGGATATGACAGCAGACGCAGATTTATCAGATAAAATTGATAAGTTCGTACAAACACATTTAGAAGTAACTGAATCTGTTTCGCCTGTTAGCAAATCAAGTAGTGGATTCGTAGAGGGAGATAAAATTCTATCAGTCAAGTCATTAGGTCCAGTAACTGGTCCATACGGTACTGCTGATAACACATATGCTACAGCTGATGCTGATCCCGAACAGTCAGGATTTACGGGCACTATATCACAACAAATGGACTGGCGTGCGGACTGTGATCCAGCGTTCCAATTTATTGCTCGTTCCACACCAAGAAGTTTTGGATACGAAACAGGTTACATGTCGGGAGATGGAACCGCACCTAACGGATTACCTAGCGGCGCCGGTATTGCTTTCCCACAAAATCCGCAAGTCGGAGATTATTTCTTACGTATAGATTATAATCCACAAATACTTTACCGCTGGGATGGAAAATTATGGGTTCGTATATCAACAAACGTAAGAACAGAAACAGGAATGACAGCCACAGATAAATCTCAATTGTCAAACTTCATAAATAACGAGGATGTTATTTACAGTAATAACCAAGAAAAGTTGATACCGTCTGCTCAACCATTATCAAGTATACTAGCTTTAGCACCGGACAATTTACCACCAATAGAGTAATACATGGCACAATTTTTTTATGACAATCAGATACGCAGATTTTTAATACAATTTGCAAAAATATTTAGCAACTGGTACGTAACTAAGGGCAAGGATCCAAACGGTAAT